TGTGATGAGCATCTTTCTCAGCAGGATGTTCCCAGAAAGGTTTCTTTTCCATTAGCAACCCCATTTCCGTAATGCTTTATTAACCCGGCTTTCAGGGTCGTGGGCATTTTTGTGATTGGTCATCTTGGAACGCATGCCTTCCATTCTAGCACAAAATGATTTGTGGCGGGAATTATGCGTATCTTTTGTAGGAGCCTTTAACGTCCCACCCGTTTCAGAATGATAAGACGCCCGCCCTTTGGCATTCAAGCCGCCGGATGGGGACTTACCTTCAGATCTTGTCCAAGCAGCAGTCATAAAAACCTCCAAAGAAAGAAGGGGGCCGTAGCCCCCAACTTAATGTTTAAACGACTTCATCGTCTGAGCAAGTCTGGCGCGGCGAGCCAAGGTAGGGTTATCACTATGCGCCGCTTTAGCCAGTTTCTTGGCGGGGATTTTCTCCCCTTCAGGAACGTGAAGTTGGCGGTGAAGAGCCCCCGGATGCTTAATAGCACCCTGAATCCATTTTGTTCCGCCACCGCCCGCTTTATGCGGACGGCTTACGACTCCCCCGGCTCCACCATGCGGCCCGCTGGCGTCTTCACATTATGTGCGGACGAAAACGGGTGCATTTCAGCAGCGCCGCCAACTTTACCGCCGCTCTTACGAGCAGGACGATCAAGACGGTGATGAGCATGGTGACCATGCATCTCTACATGTTTGCCGTGGTGCATCGTGCGGCCACCGCGTTTACGAGAAGCATGTTTTCCTTTGGCTTCGTGAACCGTAGGAGAATTGCCGCCAGCATAAACATCATTTGGCGTTGGATCTTCATCCACTTCACCATGCATTGGCGATTCAACAGCACCGCCTTTTTTGTGGGCAGCCCGCTTCATGCTGTGCATTGAGTGCTTCTTAACCATATGATGAACGTGGCCGCCGTGGGCGTGGTGTTCACCATGCATACCGTGCATTTTGTGACCTTTCATGGCCTACTCCTTAAAAATTACTATACTGGGTGACACCAAACAGGCCCGGATTTGCGGTTTGGACCATATAAGGTTGCGGGGATTGACGGACAATCAGTTTATTTGCGCCCGTACTGGACGTAAATGCACCAAAAGTACCACGAACGTCGCCAGTCGTGCTGGTGGCGGTCGTACGATCCGAAGCTACGTAGTTGGTAGCAGCCGTAATTAACGTCGTAGCCGTCAAAGATGCGGCATAGTTAACTAAGATATCACCAAATGCGTCGGAACGAAGTGGAAGTCCAAAAACGTCCGTCGTATCAACAGAATAAGCATGTGTAGCATCAGCGGCATTGAGAACAACGCTTTTGATGTACTTAAATGCTTTTTTACCCGATACTTGAGAACCAGCGGTAAGTGTAATGGCTTCCGTCATTGGGAAACCATAGCAATCATAACCGTTTACCGTTGCTGTCGTTGCGGTAGCAGAAGCAGCAGCAGTAACCGCAACCGCACGACCAGCAATTGCGGCAGGGTTCCAAAGTACAACACCCGGAGTTTGTGCGTTATTAGGAACAATGCACTGGCTTGGCGTCTGATAAGCCAAAGTAACCGTACCAGATGTGGCCGTTAGGTTGGTCGTGGTCTGATATGTACCAGCAACGCCTTGGCCGCCCGTTCCGCCCGTAAGTTGGGACGCAATCTGTGTCCCAGCCACCGTGCCTTGAGATACGGTACCCGTCGTAGACAAAACAACCATACCCGCCGTAACTGGCATAGCTGAGTTTGCGGTAATCGTCATAACGCCGTTTGAAAACGATGCCGTAACAGAAGTATAAGCATCTAATGCCAACACCGTATCGGTTGCGCCAGTATCCGCACGTGTAAACACGGAAGAATAATAGACACCCGTTGTTGCGCTATTGCTGCTATTCAACGTTAATGTTGCGCTCGTAGCATTAGCGGAAGTGACGATTGCACCCGCCGCCTTTGTATAAGGAACAGCGTTGATTGTCGTAATGTTGTCAAATCCTAGAAAACCATAATCCAATTGAGATTGTGCTTCGCCGGGAAGATAGGTGTAGGTAGTACGGGGATCCATGATCCCCGCACCCGCATAAAACATAGATGAGCCGCCAATATCCGGATTATACTCGTTTGGAGTAAACGGACTCTGCCCAAAAACCATAACTGGTCCGGAGAATGCAGTAATAGACATGGTGCCTTCTCCTTACGAGGTTGGGAATGAACCGTAGATAGAACGCCAATTGTAATAGCCAAGAGAATAACGCTCATAGCCCTTAACAAGAAGGTTGTCTGTCGTAAAATCAACTTGCATATCCATTTCAAATGGTACGCGTTCCATATACACAAGACCCTTGATGTTTGTCAGCAAGAACCATGCGTAGTTGGAGGTCAAGAAGTCCATGACCATGTAGCCTTCTGGCAGACCGCCGCCCGTAAATAGTATGGCGTTGGTGTCGTTATCCGCAGTACCCGGACGAAGCTGCGTCTTCGTAAGACGAATAGCAACTGGTTCAAGGGAAGGAGGAACGATTAGCTTACGACCACGAGCAAAGATCTTGATGCCAGCAATATCACGGAAGTTCTGACGAATAGAAACCATGCCGTTAAGCAACGTAGCTTCGTTCAAATCAACCTGAACCGTTGGGGTGTTTGCAATCGTCAAACCACCATCAATAGGGTGAGAGGTGGAGCAGAGTGCAACACCGTCAGCGCCGACCGATGCATTATAAGTGGTAGCCGTATTAAGAACGTTAGCGGCATAAATTTCTTTGGTCTGGTGGAAAGATTCCGTCAGGCCAAGGTTTGTTGGTTTAAACTGTGCCTTATAAAGGTTATCGTCAATTGCCTTACGCGTGATTGCGTAACCAAGTGCAATTTCATTATGCTCTTGGTTGTAGACATAACGCTCACCAGCACCGTTATCAAACTGAGTGTTACCGCCTTCTTGCTTAAGCTGTGCAAGACCGACGTAACGCATTTCAGCCGTACGTTCCAAAGCCATGTTTGACTTGGTGATTTCAAACACTTTGTCGTACTGGGATGGAATTTGTGAATATTTACCTTCTACTCCACGGAGGCCGGGGAGGAGAAGATCACGAATTTGACTAAGATTAATAGCCATTTGAACTTACTCCTATTACGAGCCAGTCGTTAGACGGAAGGCTTGGTTGTTAAATGCAACAATGATGCGGTTATATGCCGTTGTCGTATCCGTACCGTTTGCACCCGGAGGGGCGGTCACGAGAGACAAGATGCGGAAAGCATAGTTTGTGGAGGTGCTTATGTTAGCTTGGTTAGCATAAGCCGTTGATTGACCCGTCAAAAGCTGGGTAGCCGTTGGCGAAGCCGGGGAATTACCAGCGTAGTCAATGTTTGAATTGACTTGAGCTTGTGTAACCGCCGCAGAACCGGAAGACTGAACGTTAAACGTTGCTTGCGGATCAATGATGACGTAAGCATTGATAACCGTTCCCGATGGAACAGTTGTAGAAGCTGGCCAATATGGGGACCATACTACTTTATTGACGGAAGAGTTATAATACTCACAGCCAATAAAAACGCCGAGAACGGCGTTTGTGCCGCCCGCGCCAGCAATTACGTAACCGCCAGAGATTTGTACGGGGTCACCGGAAAAGATGTTAGAAGAATAGCCGGATTGAATGGCGTAGGTGGACTGTCCAAGAGAACCAGAGCGCCCGTCCAAAAATCCCGCAAGTTGGAAACCATTCGGCGCTGATGTGTTCGCCATAGGTAGCTCCTTTGAGGTAGAACACGGACGAAACAGCGCGTTTCAAATGCGTTCAACAAGGAAGCCCACTACGGCGCGTAGCGGAGTTATAAGAATTTAAATACCACCGCAAAAAATACTTTGCAACAGTATATTTACAAAAAAGGGGGTCAAAACCCCCTTTCTTATTATTTAAAAACGTGGAATTTCCATTGGACTATAAGATTTATTAATTCCAGTACGGCTCTTATCCCGCTCAAATGTTCCGGATGGAGCAATTCCAAGAGCCTTTTCCTTAGAAACAACCAATTCACGGGCCGTAGCAAACTCACGTTGTTTTGCCATGTTGCTAATTTCGGAAGGGCGTTCCATAAGGATCATACCCTTCTTTGTAATAGCTCCCGTAAATCCCGTAGGAACCATTTCAGGATGGCGGGCCGCATCTACTGGTTCCCATCCCGCTTGAAGTAATTCAACGTCATAAGCCGTATCTGGTTGGCCCGCAATTTCCTTGCGTTTCCAATTATAATCCCATCCTTCCGGAATAATTCTTGGATCAATGTAGAACTCGTCATACATATCCGCAATCATTTCAGAATTACCGCGCATACGATTACGCAATTCTTCCGTACGGATGGCCGCCTCACGCAAACCACGGGATTGTTTTACTTCTTGAATATCAACCATAACGGTTTCTTCCTTATTTTCACGGATATTTGGGCGCACAACTTCATTTTTAATTGGTTTATTCATAAACTATCCCCTTATTTCACCTTTATTCATATAATACAGGCGGTTACGGGCATATTCCTCATCTGTCATGCCATTCATTTCGGCTATTTCCCGCATTTCCGGCGTTAAAGTCATTTGAACTTCACCATTTGAACGGAAAGATGGGGAAGAAGAGCGGGAAACAGGGGCCGACGCCATAGATGCGCGGTAATTACGCGTTTGGTTAGACGTTGTTTGACGAGGTTGGTTGTACACACGGTTTTCTATGTACGAAAAATACTCCGGAGATTCCGCTGGAATACCTTCCGCAACCGTTTCGTAATGGGCCGCCGTCATAACGGCGTTAATTTTAGAGTCCGTTATAACTTCCGGACGTTGGCGTATCCAATTTTTGGAAGTTTCCGACAAATTAGCTATTTTTGCCTCAAACGGATCCATTGGCGGACGTTGCATCTGCGGTTGAGGTGCGTTTCTAAGTTGTTGTTTTTCAACGGTTAAACGTTCCTGCAATGCCTCTCGGCCTTGCGCTAACTGTGTAAGACGCGTCTCAACCTGAGACATCTGACGTTGTAGTTTGGCCGCCTTGCTATAATCCCCTTCCTGTAATGTGGATGCATAATCCCGCTCCAACATCTCAGCATCCCGCTCATAACTAGCTATGGCATTTGTAAAAGCCATCAATTGATTATCTTGAGCATGGACCTGATAAGTTTTTACTTCGTGGGCGCGTTGTTCCGCAATGTAGTCAGATTCTGCTTTCTGTTGTTTAGCAAGTTCCGCCTCACGGCGTTTCTCTTCTAACTGGCGACGTAAAAGCTCAACGCCTTCATTATTAATAGTTTGTTCTTGTTTTGTTCCTACTTTTTCAGCCGCAGGAACTTCGCCAAGATCAACGTCTTTAATAATAATTGGTTCATTTTCTTTAATAGTAACTTCAACCGGATCTAATTCAGACATTTGATTATCCTTTAAAATACAACATCTGGGGCAGGAACGATCATACGGATTTGGATATCCTGAAGCATGCGGCAAAGGACGCCGTTTACATTCAATGACCATCCATCAGATGAGCGGAATACTATCCAATCACCTACGTTTACGTTTTGTTCCACAAAAGATGTTTTATCGTCGTCCACAAATGCAATAGGGCCTTTTTTCAGCACTAAACCTACTTTTCCCTGATATTCGTCTTCTTTGCGTGTGGTGTCTGAAAGATAAATGCCCGAAGCGGTTCTTTCGGGGCGCTTATAGACAGCGCATAAGATCCAATTATTCATAATGGTGACATTAGAAATATCACCAACAGAGTTTTTTAACTCCTCCACAGGATCAACTGTGTGAGACATTTTCATACTGGTAGATGCCATTTTATCTCGCCTTTTGTTTAACGCCGATCAATTCATCATTGATCTCTTTTGCCCAGATAAGTGCGTCGGTTAATCCTTTTAAATAACCAACGCGGTATTTGTAGTCCTCGTATGTTGTGGCGGTACCATTCAAAACAGCCTCTGAATAATTCCGCCCTTCTTCTTCTAAACGTTCCTGTAGTTTGCGTAACAGAAACAGATCAAGTGACGCCATTTAATTCCTTATTCAGTTCCGTTTGCGGTTGGAAAATTCTTTTTAACCAATCTTCCAAGACCGGATCCGGAACCATAATCTTTCTCTTGGTATTTTGGCATTCCATGTTGTACGCGTCCGCCTGTTTTACGAGGCATAGGCATACCCGCACCACCACCACCACGTGATGCCGCCGCAGCAAGCGCAGCCATCAGTTGTGGAGGTAATCCGCCGCCGGGCGCTCCGCCGCCGGG